CAGGAAAGAGAAGAAGAGGTCGTACCATTTTAAATAACGTCTGTAAAATTATCGGTCCTCCAGGTACAGGAAAAACTACAACCTTATTAAGGTTGGTTGAAGAACAGTTGGCCGAGGGCCGTGAGCCAGATCGTATCGGCTATTTTTCTTTTACTAGAAAGGCAACGACAGAAGCAATTGAAAGGGCGTGTAAGAAATTTCAATTAGAGAAAAAAAATTTAAAATGGTTTCGTACATTACATAGCCTTGCATATCAGTGGTTGGGATGCAGTCATACGGATATCATTCAAAAGCAAGACTTCAAAGATTTTTATAATGAATATGGTGTCGATATTTCTGGTGCTATTAAAACGGATGATGTCGTAGCCGGAGAAGAGGATGAAGGTTTACATCTCATTGATTTATATCGTGTTAAAAATTCTAGCTTAGAAGAAGAATTTAGAAAATATGGACATGTTAAAGGCGGACTGCAACGACTTCAAAGAATTGATAAAGCTTACCGAATGTTTAAAAAACAACGAGGGGTGAGAGATTACACAGATTTAATTACAGAATTTAATCGAATAGATCAGTCACCTAGGTTAGATATTATTATCGTCGATGAAGTTCAAGATTTAAAACCTAACGAATGGCAAATGGTTCAAGTGATGATGAAACAAGCGAAAGCAACTTACTTAGCAGGCGATGATGACCAAGCAATTTATTCTTGGAGTGGAGCAGATGTATCTAAGCTCATAGATTTAGATTGTCATTTGCAAGTTTTAAATCAATCGTATAGAATACCTAAAACAATATTCGCAAAGTCTAATAACCTTGTGACAAAAATAAAAAAGAGAATTGATAAAGAATGGCAACCACGAAAAGAAGAAGGACAAGTGCGTAGTACAAATTTTGATAGTATTGATTTAAATAATGGTGAGTGGTTGATCTTAGGTAGAACAAATTACTACATCAACGAGATTGCAAAAGAGTTGAAAAATAAGGGTTTTTTCTACGAAAAAAATAATTATTCCTCAATAAATAATGAAGTGGCAACTGCTTATCGAGCATGGGTTGCACTACAAAGAGGAGAAGAGATTCCTTGCTCGCATGTAAAGTTTTTATATCAGTACATGCCAGTAGGAAAAGACGGTGTGTCGAGAGGAAATAAAATGTTGGTCGGTGCAGACATGGAAGCACTTTATTCTTATGAAACATTAACAAAAGAATGGGGACTTAACATTCCTTTAGAAACTTCTTGGGAGGTAGCCCTTCAAAGAATACCAGAATCAGATAGAAATTATATTAGACACATACTTAGAAGCGGGCACGATTTGGATGAGAAAGCAAAAATAAAACTTTCTACTATTCACGGAGCTAAGGGTGGAGAAAGTCAGAACGTCATTTTATTTTCTGACATCTCTAAAAGAATTAACGATAACATGTGGGTAAACAGAGATGATGAACGCAGAGTTTTCTATGTTGGTATGACACGAGCAAAAGAAAACTTATACATTGTCCCCTCTACTTCCCCCTACGAATTTGAGGAGATATTAAGATGATATTTGAACAACAGATGGATCTTTTAAAAAAAGATAATAAACCAGAATGGACTAGACCAAGCTTTCCTGATGTATCAGGAATACAACAAGTAGCTGTAGATTTAGAAACATACGATCCAGAGATTAAAAATTTAGGTGGCGGATGGGCAACGAATAAAGGTTTTGTTGTTGGCGTTGCTATTTCTTTTGAAGGATTTGATGGATACTTCCCTGTTCGTCATAAGTGGGGCGGTAATTTTTCAGAGGAAGAGGTAAAAAAATTCTTACGTAAATTATTTAAACAAGATCCGATTGTGATTTGTCATAATGCTGTTTACGATTTAGGTTGGCTTCGACGTTGGGGTGTTGAATGTAATGTGAGTAAAGTCTACGATACTTTAATCGCAGCTCCTTTAGTGGATGAAAATAGATTTAGCTATAGCTTAAATAATTTATCTAAAGATTATTTAGGCGAAAGAAAACAAGGAAATATTTTAGAAGACTTTGGTAAAGAGCATGGCTTCAAAGCGATTGAGAATATGCACATGGTTCCTGTGGAGTATGCCGGTATTTATGCAGAGCAAGATACAAGATTAACTTTAAAACTTTGGGAGTTCCTACGTATTGAAATTCAAAAGCAAGGTCTAACAGATATCTTTAATTTAGAAACAGATCTTCTTCGCCTCTTATTAGAGATGCGTTGGAAAGGTGTTCGTGTTGATTTAGAAAAAGCAGAAAAGACAAAGAAGTATTTTAAATCAGAAGAAGAAAAAATTTATAGCAATATTAAAAAGGAAACAGGAATAGATATCGGTGCATCTGATATCTACACCGCATCCTCTCTTCAAAAAGTATTTGATAAATTAGGAGAGAAATACGAACTGACTGAAAAGAACAAACAAGCGAAGATTAGTAATACATTGATGAGAGAAAGTGAGAACCCTTTAATTCGATCTATCTCTGTGGCTAGAGAATATAACAAAGCACATACCACATTTATTGATTCTATTTTGAAACACAATGTGGATGGTCGTATTCATGCAGAAATTAACCAGTTAAAAGGGGAATATGGTGGGACGGTCAGTGGTCGGTTGTCCATGAATAATCCTAACTTACAACAAGTCCCTGCTCGAAACGAAGCGATTGGTCCTAAGATTAGATCTTTATTCTTACCGGAAGAAGGACATAAATGGGCATCACTAGATTATTCTCAGCAAGAGCCTAGACTCCTCGTCCATTATGCCAAAAAACACGGTTTAGAGGGCGCTGACACCCTAATTAAGTTCTTCCATGAGGGTAAGGACTTCCACCAAGTAACCGCTGATATGGCTCAAATATCAAGGAAAGAAGCCAAAACCATTGGACTAGGCTTGATGTATGGTATGGGCATTGGAAAATTAGCTGATTCTTTAGAGATTTCCGAGGAACAGGCCAAAGTTTTGAAGAAAAAATACAATGATAATGTTCAGTTTCTAAATAATATTATTGTCCGTGCTACCAGATATACGGAACAAAATGGATATATTAATACCTTGCTCGGAAGACGATGTCGTTTTGATTTGTGGGAAAATAAAGATTTCTACGACAAAAGAATGATGTCTTATGAAAATGCCAAGAAGACTTGGGCATGGAATGAAATGAAAAGAGCAGGCACCTATCGAGCATTAAATCGATTAATACAAGGTTCAGCAGCAGATCAAACCAAACAAGCCATGGTGAATCTGTGGAAGGAAGTAGGGGTTGTTCCTATGATTCAAATACATGACGAACTCAATGTCTCCGTAGCCAATGAGACCCAGGTAAAAGAGATTAAAGAGATAATGGAATCTGCTGTTGAACTACACGTTCCTGTCAAATGCGATGCAGAGGTAGGGCCAAACTGGGGAGAAATAAAATGAGTAGAATTGTATATCAAGATGGCAAACTATATTTAAGTTTAACCAGAGAAGAAGTAAAAGAAGCACAAGACAATTTAGGTAGGCCTATTGAACTGGATATGGGTCAGTTAAAAATATTTCAAGAAGATATCCACAAAGCTGCCATGGCTCACTGGTCTAAGGTCGGAGTCTTTGACGCTATAGCAGAACATCAGCGTTCTCAAAAGAGCACAACTAAAAAGAAAAAATAACATTATATTCTCCACGAAATAACAAGGAGATAACAATGTTTAACTTAACTAATAGAGCAATGAATCATTTCTTAAACTTTTTTAAGAGTGATGAAAAAGAAGAATCAATTAAAGAATTCTGTCAGTCAGAATATAAAAAAGATTGGTATGCGGCCTACATGACCTTTAAGGAAGAAGGCCGATTCCCAAATTTTATTAGAAGAACGCTCTAAGCGTTTTCAACGATTTCAGCTAGGGCTTCGCATCTCACAGGGGTTTGCGAATGCCACCTGGAGTCCTTCATTTGAGCCGCAGCTTCTTTTCGATTGCCCTCAGATAATGCTTTCCAAAACTTGACAAACTTTGATACGCCTGTTTCCCCCAATTGAAAAACCATTTCTACGATCACGTGCTCAATTTCTTGAGGTAGTCTCTTATCGCCTTTGTACATTTTACCTATTAACTGCTCTGCTCCTGCACAGGCTCTATTTAAATCGATTAAAAATAAGTCATCTATTTCATCTGCTGAAAGCTCTTCCTCTCTAGGTTTATAGCCTCCATTACCATCCGATACTAAATACTTTTCTATTTCATGGTCCCTGATCAAATGTCCCACGGCAATGGTCCATTTTCCTAGCGTATCCTGATAGGCATGTGCCCTTGTTCCTTCGTGGTCACGGACTCTAGCTTTCAGTTCATCAGTAATTTTAATTGTGTTCATTTTCCACCTATTCCCCAATGTATTTCATGAGGATCTTTTTCCTTTCTTTTTGTTATCTTAAATAAGTATGCACTTATTATGTTTTTTAAATGAATAAATATTCTCATATTATCGGACAGATAATATACCAGTTCCGTAAATATTGTTAGTCTTTTTTTGTAAATCGTTTAATTTACTATCAACGGAACCACCTTCAGCAGCATATAAATATTGATTACCTGTTGGTGAATACTGAGGCTTTCCTTGATAATAGTAATCGTCTTGTTGTTGGAGATAGCTTTTATTAGGATCATAAGTTGGATAGCCGGTAGGCATCACTTTAAATCCTGGAGGTTGTTGAGGAAGAGTTGTTGTCTGTGTTACCGGAGCGGTTTCTAATTGTTCAATATTTTGTCTAATTATATTTGCTTTATCAAATTCGGTCATTTGAGTATTTTGTAAAGTTTCTACCTCTTGAATCTCTGGTTTTTTAGAAAGGAATTTATATTGATCTTTATTTTTTAAAATTTCTAAATCGATATCAGATAATTTATTAACACCTTTAACTAAAGCATCTTTTGCTTGCGCTGCTCTATTAGTAAATTGTTCATATAAATTTTTAGCAATGCCTATAATACCAAAATTACCAGATGCGATTCTCTCTCCTAGAGCAGAGCCAATACTTCTTATTCCATAACCAATATCTCCTGCTATTTCTCTAGGTGTTGGTCCGTATTTTCTAGCGACATCTTGAGTATATTGAGCTAGTCCCATTCCTGTTGGATCTACCCTTTGCAGTAGATTAGAAGCACCGGAAACAGGTTTCATTTGTTCTCGTTTAAATTTTTCTACTAAATCAGCTTGAATTTGACGTCTATCTAATCGACCAGTATCGACGTCTTGTCTACCTTTAAAGAACTGTTGTCTTGTTTGCTCTCTTCTATCTTGAAGCGCTTTCATACTTTGCGCCTCGGCTGCTCTTTGAGCTTGGGCCATGGATGCCGGGCTACTGAATGTAGCTCTTTTCTGTGCGGGTCTTCTACGTGGTGGTGCCATTTTAATCTATTCCTGCAATTAATCTCTCAGTTGGGTCTGTCAATGTACCCTTTCTGAATCTAACATCTTGTTGATTCGTCGTCAATTGTCCGGTGACCGTGGTTCCTGGACCAGTGTCCGTGGTCGGTGGAGTAACAGTCTCTTCAAATTGAAATACTTCCGATAATAGATCAAAAGGGCTACCGGTTCCTGATAAAGAAAAGTTTAAATTCAATTCGTCTCTCAGTAGTTTTTTACCAAAATTAGAGTCAGAATAATCGTAGATTTTATCTAAAGCTCCCTCTAAAGGATCGATTAAAGGAGCCCCTGTTAATCTAGACAACCTTAAAGCATTCTCATAAAACAAGCTTCTTACTTCTTTAGATGGTAGATAAGGAATATAAGTGCCATCCTCTACAGCTAATCTAATTTTTTTAGGCAAACGATCTAATTGTTTTCTTAAAGGTTCATCTTTTATTCCTAGTTGTTTTGCCGCCTCAATGTTTCGATGCATCTCTTGAAATGCTCTATACCGCTGAACCTCTGATCCCAAGTATTCGTTTAAAATTTTTTCTGGACTCACAGGTCCCCCTTTTAAAACATCACCTAAAAATGTAGCTCTTGCAGAAGATATTCTTTTATTAAAATCTCCTATCATAAATTTAAAAGATTCAGCAGGATCTACTTGAATATTCCTAAACCCAAATATACCTAATGCTTCATCTGTCATATTATAAACTCTACCATACTTATCTGCTTTTTTTGTTGGAGCTAAATAAAATGCTCTTAAAGATTGATCAATTGATCCTGGTGCAAAAGTGTCTACAACATGCATGGTTCCTTTGTATAGTTTTTCTCCAATAGGATCTTCTGCTCTAAAAACTTGATTACCTTCTCTGGTTCTGCCCCCTCTTAACACTAGATCAGCCATCGCCTCAATGTAAATAGCTTCTGATAAGAATGGCTTTACTAATTCTGACATACCAATAATACCACCATCTAATAATCTTTTAGTCATATTCTCATCAGTAATTTCTCCTTTAGCGAGTTCATTAAAGATTGTTCTTGCCGGTCTGAGTAAAGAATCATAAGGGTAGATATAAGATAAATCCATGTAGCTTACTTTACCTGTTCTCTTATCTTTTGATGTGGGAACTAGCATAGAGTTTTCTGACCAAGAAGGAACAAATCGTCGAAGTGCTTCCATATCTTCATCAGTAAATTGAGATAATTGTTTGCCTAATTCTACAGCACCTACAGGGAGAGCGGCTCCCGTTCCAAGGACACCGGCCATTCTTCTCATACCAATTCCTCTTGTTTCTTCTTGAGCAAGTTCTCTTGCAGCTCTTTGAATTGTATTAAATCCTGTTCTTAGTATTTCAGCAGGGAAAGCGACAAATGTACCTAAAGGTAATTTACGAAGTGCTTTAATATTATCCCCCACATAAGCATAATTAGGAATATTATTTTTCGTAACATCAGCAGAAATATTTTTAATTAGCGCCTCTACTGCATCCTCTTCTACAGAATCTCCTGCTCTCTCTCCTGTTTTAATAATATTTTTTGGTTGATAGAAAATAGGATCTGAAACATTTACTTTTCTTCCTGTTATCTTTCCTACCATTTTTTGTAGGTTGTTTAGTATTTTTGTTTCCTCTGGTCTTAATTTTTCAGCATCGGAAAGTTTTTCTCCGTTAGCTACTCGTTTTGCTCTAGATATAATTGAACTTAGTTGTTCTTCTCCAACATTATTTTTATCTCTAAAGTTTTTAAATGCTTTCTTATAACTACCTTGTTCAAATCCATAATTATAAATTTTCCAAAAATCATCTTCAGCCATATATTTATCTGTTACCCATTGTCTAAATTTTCCAAAACGAGAACCTAAAGACTCAATCGTTGATTTCATTGTTAAGTCTCCTGTCATATCAACGTTCTTGCCAATCTTTGCTCCCATGTCAGCTAATTCACCAATGATAGTATTGGTGCCAACAATACCTCTTCTTGTGTAATCTAAATATTGTTGAAAAGCTGCTCGATCTTTTCCTCCCTTACTAAATGCTTTAAAAGAATTTTTAAATGCTTCCACATTCCTTGCAGGATTTAATAGATCTAAATTACCATTCATTAACGTAAATGCTCCAGCACTTAAAATGTTTCTAAAGTGAGTAAAAGGAGAAAATATTGTTTTTGCTTGCTGAGATATTGACTTAGGTGTCAAAACAAAAAAATTATAAAGATTAGATAATGTGTTTCCAGTTGCCGCTTTTACTTGATTAGTGAAAGCATCTCTCATTTCTCTTGTTGTATAAAGACTAGCTAATTCTACGTCGGGTATACTTGTTAGCTTACCCATTGGAACAATATCCATATCTAATTTAGTTCCAAATGCTCTTTTAGCATCATCAACGCTTTCAAAGAAAATACTACCTTTACCGATCTTAGCTAACCTACTTAACATCTCGACCTCTGTTATTAAAGCTCCTTGTTTAGCAATAGTAGAGGCGACTGTGTAAAAAGGATCTGTTATCTCTCCAAAGAAATCTTTTAAATCATTAGGTAGATTTTTAGGTTTTAGGATATCATCTTGAACTTCTAATCCTAATTTTTTTAAATTTTCCAACATGTTAGTTGGCATAGTGCTCATTTTCTGTACATCATTTTTGTACAATTGTTCTAATATTTCATCAGCCTGATCTTCTGCCGTCATCCCTGTTTTAGGAGAAATACCTATTCTTTCAGCTTCAGGCGTTCTCTCTAGTATTTCTTCTCTGCCCTTTCTTATCTTTCCTAAAATGTATTGATATGCTTTTTCTCTAGCTTCTGCTGTTGGCTCATATTTAGCAAAAGCTTTACCAAAAGGATTATTTCTCTCAATTAATTGATAAGAAGTTGTTAGGTATTCTCCTACGTTTCTCTCAATTGCTTTTCTTAAAGGTTCCAATTCTTTTGTATCTGGAACAATTTTTAATATTGCATTTGAATAAGCATCAATAGATTTTCTAGCAGAATCTATTTGTTCAAATAATTTACTTTTTAAATTATCTTTTGCTTTTAAATTTGTAAGAACATTTTCTAATTTTGTTTTTCCTTTACCAACTAAAACATTTTGAATACCTTCCGCTAATTGTTGTTTAGCCTCCATCTTTCCCTTCATTGAAAGATTACCGGTTGTATCTAATATATCCTCAACAGAACGTTCTAGATTTGCACTTTGAACTTTACCCATTGTTTCAAATCTACCAAGTTCATTTTTTTGTTGCTCTAATGTTTCAAAGATAGCTTTTGGCTTTACTCCTTCTGGTAAAAAACCAGCAATAAATTTTTTCAAATGTTTGTCTAGTGGGTTCTTTTCTTTAAAATTATATTTAATAGATTGTGCACCTTTCTTAATAGCGGAAAATCCACCACCAATAATAGAGGTCAAAGCCGCTCCTTCAGATGCAAACTTAAGTCTATTTTCTAATTTTCTTAAAGCTTCTGACCTACCTTGTGTCTCTTTTAAATCTCTTTGTGTTGGACCAAAACCTAACTCATCTCCAATAGTTCCTAATTCACTGTCCGCAAAAACAAAATCAGCTAATGCTCCACCCCCTAACCCTGCACCAAAAACATATCCTTTATCTAAAATAGCTCTGTTTCTTATAGTTGTTGCATTAGTCAGTCCTTCATTTTTCTTTGCTTCTTTTAATAGCTCTTTCTTCTCTCTAATACTTTTAGAGTTTCTAAAAGCTTTTAAGTCAGAATAGCGACCAATCTTTTTTGCTTTAACTGCTTTGTTTGCTAAGTTTGTTGCAATCTTCCATCCTGCGGTGGATGGTACACCGAGACTAACTAATGTTTGTGTTAGTTCTCCCGCAACGGTTTCTTCCGCTAAGTCATCAAAAGGATTTATCTTTTCAAAAAAATCCTCCACAGCAGCCGCTGTATCAGTGCCTGCACCTAAATCATAAAGAGTGGCTCCTAGAGATACAAAGCCTTCTGGTATTTTAAATATACCAGAACCTATCCCTGCAAAAGTGCTTTTTAATCCTAAATAGGAATCTTCTCTGTCAGAGACTAAATCTTTTTTAGCGTCTGATGTTTGTTTTTGACTATCAAATACATCGGATAAAGGCATGACATTATGGTATCACTTTTACACCTGGTATAGTAATGAAATCGTCTTGAGTTAAAGTTTTCTTTTTCTTATCCTCTAACGCTCCAGGCCTAATACGTTTAGCAACATACTCACCATCGACAATATCCACAAATACTTCATTTCCTAAATCAACGAAATCTTCAACCAAAAGTTCTCCATCTCGAACATAATTAGCAGCATCTTCGGTTGCTCCTAAAATAATTATTCCTGATTTTTTCGCTGCACCTAAAGTATCAGAAGGTCTTTGTTCTATATAAGTTTCAAATGTACTTAATTTCTCTTTATCAGGATCATCTATCTGAAGTGCTAAATTGATAGCTTCTGCTTTATCTCCACCTGTCTTATATTTTGATATAAGTTCTACAGTGTTTTCAAAAGCAAATTCTTTGTCTTGTTTCTTCTCTAATTCTTTTTCTAAAGCTAATTGTTTCTCTGCTCCTTCAATTGCAGCAACCTCAATTGCTCTTTCATCTTGTGCGGCTTCTCTAGCTAATGCGGCAAATGTTTTTAAAGGATCTTTGGCAGACTTAGCGATTTTCTCTGCTAGGTTTCCACCACGAGCGGAGGCTAGATTTAAACCAAACTGCGCTAATTGCAAGAAACCTTGCTGTCTTCTCATTTTTTCAGGATCGCCAATTAATTCTTTATATAAAGCTGAGCGTTCTTTAGCTAGCTCTCTTAGTCTCTCCAAATCAG